TTATGTAACAAACTCTGACCTACAACTGCAGATGTACACAGCAGCAGACTGGTATAACACCTATGGTCTTGGTATCGGTATGGTTGAGATGGATTACGATGACAACAATCCTCGTATCCGTATGCTCAACCCATTTGGTACCTATCCAGAGTTAGATCGTTATGGTCGCGTCTTATCTGTTACTCAAGTTATCGTTACCGATGCAGAGACGCTAGGGGCGCAGTACCCAGAGTTTTACGATTTAATCTTAGGTCGAAACCAGTATGGCCTTTCTTCTCCTTATATCTCAATGGTCAAGTACCACGATAAAGACCAAGACCTGCTCTACTTACCAGAGCGCAAGAACTTAGTTCTATCACGTACGCCAAACATCTTAGGTAAAGCAATGGCATCTGTCATTATGCGTGCCTCCCTAGATGGTGAAGCACGTGGACAGTTTGATGATGTTCTATCAGTACAACTTGCCCGTGCTCGCTTTGCAATCTTGCAGATTCAAGCAGCAGAGAAATCTATCCAAGCACCTATTGCTATTCCACAAGATGTGCAAGAGTTGGCACTTGGACCAGATTCCATTATGCGATCTGCTAATCCACAAGGTATTCGCCGTGTTGCATTAGACCTACCACCTGGCATCTTTGCAGAATCTGGTGTATTAGAGCGTGAACTACGCCTTGGTGCTCGTTATCCGGAAAGCCGTTCAGGTAACATTGACGCATCAGTTGTTACAGGTCGCGGGGTACAGGCCCTACAAGCAGGCTTTGATACACAGATCAAGGCAGCGCAAGCACAGTTTGCTCGTATGTTCCAAGAACTTATCTCAGTATGCTTTGAAGCAGACGAGAAAGTATTTGGTGGTATTCCAAAGACCATCAAGGGAACAGATGACGGAACACCTTATGTTCTCAAGTACACACCATCTCGTGACATCAAGGGTGAGTACAACGTAGATGTACGTTACGGAATTATGTCTGGTATGGACCCTAACCGTGCCATTATTGCTTTACTACAAATGCGTTCAGACAAGCTCGTATCTCGTGACTATGTACGTCGTGAGATTCCAATGGACTTAAATGTTACGCAGGAGGAACAACGTGTTGATATCGAAGAAATGCGCGATTCTCTGCGGGTGGCTGTTGCTCAGTATGCTCAAGCAATTCCAGCCCTTGCAGCGCAAGGCCAAGACCCTAGTGAGATTATCTCACGTATCGCATCTGTTATCCAAGGTCGTCAAAAGGGACAGTCATTAGAATCAGTTATTGAAAAAGCATTTACACCAGAACCACCTCCAGCCCAGCAGATGCCACCTATGGCACCAGGTATGGAGCAACAGCTTCCAGCAGCAGGTGCGGCCCCCGCTCCTGCCTCGCAGCAACCTCCACAAGAACAAGCTGGTCAGGCCCCTGCTGCTGGTCAAAAACCCGATATAGCCCAACTACTAGCTGGTATCACCGGCGCAGCATAATCAGAGGAGGTGTAATATGAACAAAGGATCACGTGCAGCAGCACCAATGTCAAAGGCCGTCGAAGGCAAGAAGGATACCTCCAAGCCAGCAGGACCAGGCAAGGTAGTACCATCAATGATGCCAGCAGGACGACGCGGAAACGCAGTCAAAAAGGGATAATAACTTTTTAATGGAAGGTGTACTGGGCGATGAAAGATAATGACTACGTTCCTCGCCCAGTGCGCTTTCTTGACTTAGTTGTTGTAGGCGTAGGCTTTATACACAACATTGCATCATCTGTTGAAACATTAACAGGTGAGCTAATGGAGTTAGCAATTTATCATTCAAATCATCTTACTCAAACCAATAGGGCTTGGGAAGATATGACAGCAGATTTAGAAAAATTAGAGGAGGACAAACAGTGAGTATGATGAATCCACTGGCTGGACCAGCAGGCCCAGGTAAGTTCTCTACACGTACCGATAATCTACAAATGGGATCTACGGCATACGGTGAAGGCGTTGAGACGCAGGCTATTAAGTCAGGTGCTCCGCTTTCTACAACACCAGATACACGTCCTGCTCGCGCAGGCGATGTGCGTGCAGCAGCACAGGAACCAGTAACAGAATTATATGCACCAACAGAGCGTCCAGAAGAACCAATAACATCTGGTATTAATCTTGGAGCAGGTCTAGGTGCTAGCACACTTATGATGACTAAGGCAACCGCAAAGACTTCAGATGCTTTAGAAAAGATGTTGCCATTTGATACAACTGGTGAAATTGGAATTTTATATCAACAAGCATTAGCGCGGGGTGATTAATGGCTGATAACTTAAAGGCAGCAGCATTTGCAGCTGGTTTAAGTGATGCTGAACGACGTGAGGTAGAAGCACTCAATAAAACTCTTTCTATCCACAGAGAATTATCTAATCTTCCAGAAGCAATTGCAGCGCAATCATACAACTCAAAGACTCCTTTACAACAGGAAGCATTGAAAAAGGCTGCAGGAGAACAAGCGGCTCCTTCACGTGGATGGCTAGGCACTACTTGGCATTACACAGGTAATCAAGTCCTTAGAGGACTTAATGAAGTAGGAGATCTTACTACTCGTCTTTATAGAACTGGTTTATTTGCCAACCGTGAAATTCCATTTGGAAGTGCTGAGTATTACCTTCCTAAGAACTGGTCTGTCCTTGCAGATGCTTGGGATCAAGCAAACGACAAAGGTGAAAAGGTCTTAGATCAAAACCGTATTGAAAAAGCACGCAAGCGTTTTGGTGATGCAACAACTAACGTTGCTATTCGTGTAGCTGCTGGAGAATCTTTAGACAAGATAATTGCAGATGCAACTGAAGAAGAAAAGCAAGTTGTACGAGTTGCACAAAAAGGTTTTAAGTCAGAGACAATTAACGGCAGTTTGTTTCAAGATGCACTTGATGCAGTTGAAGCGGCTAAATTCTCACCAGGTCGTCAGGTAGCGAACCTTCTTTTGCCAGGTCAACTAGAAGGTTCTGGTCTTTTCTATAAACCAATATCTGGAACTATTGATGCAGCTTTTCGTGTGATTGCAGACCCAACTCTTTTTCTTGGTAAAGCAAAGCGTCTTTGGGATGCACAGAAGTATGCACTTGATATTGTTATCGGCAAGAATACAGTTGATGAAGTATTTACTAATCCTAAAGTTGCAAGTTTTTGGGATTCATACGGTTCTCAATTAGATGAACTTAAGAAGGCTAAGGACGTTAAAGACACAGTTAAAGCTGTTGCTGCAACTAATCAGTTAAAGATTATTGCACCTGAATTTGGACCTGCAGTTATTAAGTCATTACTTGAGGCTGAAGTGCCTGTTACTAACGCTCTTACTGCAAAAGCATTTTTCCAAAATGCAAAGCAAACAGATGAGATGATGAAGGGCCAGATTGGTCGTAAGCGTATACTTATGCCACGCCTTGATAAAACTCGTCAGGCACGTGTAGTTGTTGCTACTACAGCAAACAAGATATTTAACCTAGATCGTATGGGTCCTAGATTTGTTGACAATTTATTTTTTGGCGTAGCTGCAACAGATGATGGAATTGCACAGCGTCTAATTGATGGACAAAAAGAAATTGTTGCTGCTGTACAGGCAGACTCAAAGACTAGAGGCGTTGCTCGTTTCTCAATGGCAATGGTTCAAAAGCGTATTGATAAGTTTAAGTCTAGGTTTGAGTCTATTCCATTTTTTGATGGAGACGTACTAGATGTTACAGCAAAAGATTCACCTACAAAGATTTATCAACTAGCACGTTTAACACTACCTCAGCGTGAGTCTAAATTGATTGCACAGGCATTTGAGAACTCTGGAGTAGGGCGTAAGAAAGAAATCTTTTACGGACTACAAGGAACTATTCTTGACTTGCGTGGTGCTGCTACAACTAAAGAAGCACGCGAGATTGCACAACGTGCTCAGGGTAAAACAAATGCTATCTATGCTGCACGTAATGCAGATGGCTACAACCCATCAGTTCTACCAGATGGTGAGTCTATCGGTCTTATCCCATCTGATTTTTCTAACTTTGTAACTACACTCAGCGTAAGAGACATTGACCGACTAACTGCTCGTAGTGGCTTCATCCAACGAGCATTTGGAATAGGACATTCTGACTGGGTTGAGAAGATGACTAGCCTTTGGTCTTTTGGTACCTTGGCTGGTCCTCGCTACGCTTTGCGTAACGCAACAGAAGACTTACTTGTACACCTTGCAATTGGTGAATCTCCTTGGGGATTAGTAACAGGTCGCAGTCTATCAACACGTTTGCGTACAGCACGTGGTGTAGAAAAGGGTTTGACTAAGGGACAAAAGGCTGCAGCAAATCCTCTCGGATCTGTTATGCGTTTTGTCAACAAGAAAGAAGCAGACAATTACGCAAAGCGAATTGATGATGCAAATGGTGACATCAAGGTAATCCGTGAGATTACAGCGCAAGCACTTAACGAAGGCAAGTTGGCACGGTTTAATACACGTGTTGGCCTAGGCAAGTTAAGCCAAGAAGAAAAAGATTTACTGGCTGAACAGATTAAGTACGGTGACCTAGATAACGCCCTTATGGATGTTGTTGAAGGTGGCAAGAACGCATTTACTGGCGTTGACCAGTACAACAAAGCTATTGCTCTTACACGCAAGAACAAGGTTCGCACAGCTGAACTCCAGTACGATATGGGAGCAGGCTTCCGTCGTGCTAAGGGAACTAAGGGCTTTACTGAGATTAAGCCAGATGTTGTCAATGAAGCATCTTTAGTTTCTTGGGTTATGCGTATTGGTTACTACGCAAACGATGCTCTAGGTGGAATTGCTATTGCAAACCTTCGTAACGAGAAGGTAGCCATTGAAAAGATTATGAAGTGGATGGACGAGCATCCAGAGATTATGTCTCAGGCTCGTATGGAAGAGCGTGGCATTAGCCAAGCAGAGCACGCTAAGCGTCTATTTGAATCTGCTAAGCAACTCTTTGTCAAGCGTGATGGTGTAACCATTAACGAAGACCTGCTTTCTAAGGTTCGCACTCTTGGTGATGACGGTGAATACCGCATCTCAGGACAACTAGGACTAGATGATCTGCCAACTAACAATGCAGATATGCCTGATTACATTATCGGACCACAACTTGTATCAATTTCTGACTCAGGTAACTACACAGCATCTTTGATGGAAATGGGATGGGACTGGTTAGGTAACTCTAACGCACGTCTATCACGTGAGCCTATGGTGATTTCCGAGATCGTTAAGTTGCGTAAGCAGTTTAGAGACTCTGGATTTGAAGATGCTTTCATTGCATCTTACAAGAAGGGCATTACAAGCCCAGAAGGTCTAGCAAAGGCAGAGTTAGTTGCTAAGAAGAAGATCGCAGAGATTGTAGAAGACAGAGCACGCCTACAGGTATTGGCTTATGTTGACAATCCTGCAGTGCAAAGCCAATTTGCTTTCTCTATTCGCAACTTTGCACGCTTCTATCGCGCTACTGAAGACTTCTATCGTCGTTTTTATCGCACAGTACGCTTCAACCCAGAGTCAATTCGTCGAGCACAGTTGACTTATGAGGGAATTACTCACTCAGGTTGGGTACAAAACGACGATCAGGGCGAGCCATACTTTGTATACCCAGGAACAGAGCACGTTTATCGTGTAGTTCAGGGAGTTATGCAAGGATTTGGTGTACCTGCAGAGTTTAAGGTACCAATGCCTGTACAGTTCGGCGCACAAATCAAGATGCTTACACCATCTTTGAACCCAGAGTCTATGGTTCCTACATTTGCAGGACCATTATCAGGTATTTCTTTTAAGGTTGCATCAAACCTAGTTGATATCTTCAATCCAGGGGCCGCAGACAAGATTACTCAGTACACAATGGGTAAGTATGCAGTAGACCAGTCATTTCTTTCAGCGTTTTTACCAGCTCACGTTAACCGTATCTATTCAGCAATGGGTAAAGATGAGCGTGATGGTCAATACGCATCAGCTATGCGTAAAGCTATGACCTATCTTGAGGCATCTGGAAACGGATTAAAGCAAGAAGTTGATACAGACGGTAATCCAATCCCGCCAAGTATTGGTGATTTGAATACATACCGTGAGCGCTTAAATAACGTTACGCAATCTATTCTTGGCCTTCGTGTTGTATATGGATTTGTTGCACCTGCAACAGCATCTATCCAACTCAAGTCTGAGATGGCTGATTGGGTACGTGAAAATGGTAAGGCTAACTTCAAGCAGGTTTGGTACGGATTACTAGATAAGACTGGCGATTACGACAAGGCTATGAAGGAATGGGTGCGTCTGTTTCCAGATCAGATACCATTTACTATCTCAGAATCAGAACGTTCAACTGTTGCATACTTCCGTTATGCTGAAGAATCAGGCAAATTTGTTGACGAGAATGAAAAACTTTTCAAGGCTTATCCACAAGCTGCATCATTCTTGATTCCACACAAGGCTGGATATTCTTGGTCTGCATATAAGACTATGACTGATATGGGTCTTCGTCGCAATAAGACAGTATCTGACTTTTTACGTGAAGTACAGACCGCAGCAGATATGCAGACATACTACGCAAAGAAGAACGAATACGAGACAAACCTAGAAACTGTTGGTACAGACTTTGAGCGTAGTCAACTACGCGATGAGTGGCAGGGTTGGGCTACAAACTTCAAACAGTTCCGTCCTTTAGTTCAAGAAGAATTAGCACAGGGTGGTAAAAAGGCTGTTGAGCGTATGAAGGCATTGAACGATTTACAAAAGATGCTTGCTGACGAGAATGTACGAAAGGCATCACCTAAGACATTTAGTGTCTTAAAGCAGATGTCAGATCTTTACACATCATATAAGGAAAATGCAGATGCACTTGATCAGTTCTCAGGATCACAGATTCTAAAAGACTCAGAAAACGAATCAACCATCATCCGTATGCGTGAACTTTCACAATACAACGAAAATACTTTGAGTGCATATAATGTGCTCTTCGGCAGATTATTAGGAGATTAAATTGGCACAAGTAACGCTAACGGACTTTCTCAAGAATCTCTATGCTGCCGACGACAAAACACGCTTAACAATTGCCAATGATCTTAAGAAGGCTGGTTTCCTTGAAGGAGTAGTCAGTGGTAAGAAGACAGACTTCCTTAAATTGCAGAGTGCAATCATTGCTGCAGAAAAGGAAATCACTCAGTTAAAGACTGTTGCTGGTGAAATTGACCGTGTTACTTATTACAAGACTCGCAAACCTGAGCCAGCATCTGGTACAGGAACTGGTAGTGGTTCTAGTTTTAGTACACAAAAGACTACACGTGTAACTAATCCAACTGATGCTACTGCTCTTATCAACAGTGTGTTTGAATCTGTACTGGGTCGTCCAGCAACTGCAGCTGAGATGAAAGAAATTAAACCACAACTTTCAAAGGCTGAATCAGGTTCGCCAGTTACCACTAAGTATAGGACTGTTAACGGTGTAACAACTGCAGATACAGTAGGCGGTATTGACTCTCAGCAGTTTATTATTAACCTGATTAATAAGACTCCAAAGTTTAAGGCTGAAACAGATAAAATTAAGAAAACTGCGCCAGAGATTCTTAAGCGCACAGAAGAAAAGAAGATTTACGACGAGGCTGTAATAGGTATGACACCTGAACAGCTTGCTGCATTTAATAAGACATCAACTTATGGTCTTGGCTTAGATAGTACAAAGGCTACCATTGCAGAGTATGCAACTCGTGTTGGTGCAGAACTAGATGATGTAGCACTTACTCAATTGGCTAAAGAGGTTTATGACTCTGCATTAGAAAATGACACAGTTAAAATTCGTGAGTTTGTACGAGCAAAGTTAAACATCAAGCTTGGTACTGAAGCAAAGGGTGAAGCAGGAAACGTTTTAGCAGATTTAAGAAAGACTGCTACTGCAAACGGTCTTGACTTGGATAAGGTCTTTGGATCAAGCCTTGGTTCTTGGATACAAAACATTGATAAGGGTGAGTCAGTTGATACATACAAGCGCCTTATCCGTAATACAGCGAAGATTGGTATGCCACAGAACATTGCGTCTTTGCTTGATAATGGTGTTGACCTAGAGGCAGTCTACTCACCATACAAAAACATAATGGCTGCAACACTAGAGATTAATCCAGAGTCAATTACTCTTAATGACCCAGTATTACGCAGTGCAATTGCGGGAGATAAAGAACTTCCTATATATGAATTTCAACGTCAACTTCGTAAGGATACTCGTTGGCAGTACACCAATCAGGCTAAAGAAGAAGTATCTGATGTAGCACTTAAAGTCCTTCGTGACTTTGGATTCCAGGGGTAAACAATGGCAAGAACAGATGCACAAGTAGACCGCGATGCTGGAGTAAACCGCCAATCAACACCAACAGTTGATACCTCTGATGCTGCAGAAAAAGCCCGAATTGCTGCAATGAGAAAAGCAAATGCTGCATCAAGACCAGCAACTTTTCTCGAGCAAGTAGAAAATCAGATTGCTAAAACACAAGCAAAGATTTCAACTTTAGAAAACACACAAGCAGAGCTAGACGCAAACCCAAACGCAATTCCAAAAGCAGGAACATTTCTTGGTTATGACTATCAAGGCAATACACAGACAACAGGTACCTTACGACGCAAGATTATTGCAGATGGTAAGGGTGGGCAAAAGATTGATTTTCAATCAACTGAAAAGAATCCTGACTACGTATCTGGTTCACGCGGTGGCGGTGTTGTACTAGGAGCAGGTCTAGGCGCAGGTGCAGGCGCAGGTGCAGGCGCAGGTGGAGACACAGCCGGAGCTATTGCTACTGCAGAAGCAGCTAAATTAAAATTACTTGCAGATCAAGAAGCGGCTCGCATTGCTGAAGAAAAGCGTAGTGCAGGACAGTCTGCTTATGACTTATTGTTTACACAATTTAATCAATATGGAATGGGCGCTCTAGTAGAGCCATTGAAGCAGTTTATTCAGCAAGGTCTATCTTCATCAGAGTTTACTCTTCGCTTACGCGATACAGATGCCTACAAGAAACGCTTTGCTGCTAACGCACAACGTATTGCTAAAGGTCTATCTGCTCTTAATGAGGCTGAGTACATTGGTCTTGAGGACCAGTATCAAAACATTATGCGTAACTATGGATTACCTGCTTCTTACTACACACGTGGTGATATGGGACGTCAAGAAGGATTTGAAAAATTCCTTGCTAACGATGTCTCAGCAGCAGAGTTAGAAGATCGTGTACTCACAGCACAAAGTAGAGTCCTTAATGCTAACCCAGAGGTATCGCAAGCTCTTAAACAATTCTATCCTGATATTACTAATGGTGATATTTTGGCTTATACACTTGACCCAACTAGGGGACTTACCGATATCAAGCGTAAGGTAACTGCTGCTGAAATTGGTGGCGCTGCAATCCAATCAGGGCTACAAACTGGTATGGCCCGTGCAGAAGAACTAGGCGCTGCAGGTGTTACCAAAGCGCAAGCACAACAGGGTTATGGCGCTATTGGTAGCGGTTTGCAACGTGGTTCACAACTTGCATCTATCTATGGAGAAGACCCATACACACAGACTACTGCCGAGAAGGAAGTCTTTGGACTTACTGGAAAAACAGAAGCAGAAAAGCAACGTAAGAAAATTACTGGACTTGAGAAGGCCACCTTTAGTGGTCAAAGCGGAATCTCATCTGGAGCCTTAGCGCGAGATCGTGCTGGCGCTTACTAAATAAAAAGCCTGCCACTAGAACGACTGGCCTAGTGGAGTGATAACAAGACCAGGAGTAGGAGCCATATCGTTTCCCCAAACGAATATGAGGCCTATGCCAACAACTAATAGGGAGAAGGACCACTATGTCCAATTACGACTACGAGGATGATGACGACATCACACAAGATGAATCGCCTAACGACCTAGTAAAGCAACTACGCAAGGCATCAAAACAAAAAGATAAAGAACTAGCAGAACTTCGTTCTCAGTTTGAATCTTTGAGTAAGGGCCAGCGTGAAAGAGCAATCAAGGATGCCCTCGCAGCTCGCGGGGTAAACGGCAAAATTGCTGCATTTATCCCACAGGATATAGACCCAACTGAAGAGTCTGTATCTAAATGGCTTGAAGACTATGCCGATGTATTTGGTATTGAAGTAAGCCAAACCCAGACACCTAATGTAAATCCAGCCGATGCTGCAGCATATAAGCGTATGACAAACTCCGCCGACTCTGGCGCTTCGCCAGAACATAACGGAGACATTATGCAAAAACTAATGAATGCAAACAGCAAAGAAGAACTGGATGATGTTATTAGATTGTCTGGACTCTAATCCGATCCTAAACAAGAAAGGCTAGACCTAATGGCAATTCCAACAGGTACCCCCACAACCACGTCTAGCATCAGCTCGCTCGTACAAGCAGCATACGACCAGTATGTAAGAATGGCACTACGTTCCATTCCTGTTATGCGTTCACTTGCAGATGTTAAGCCCGTGCAACAGGCTATGCCAGGATCATCAGTTGTTTTCTCAATCTATTCAGATTTGGCTCAGGCTACATCTACATTGACAGAAACTTCAGATGTTTCAAGCATCGCACTAGGTAACCCTTCACAGGTTACAGTAACATTGAACGAATACGGTTCAGCAGTTACAACAACAAAGAAGTTAAACCTAACTTCATTTAACGATGTTGACTCAGCGCTTGCTGACATCATCGCTTACAACGCAGCAGATTCTATTGACAACGTAGTAGGTCAGGTCCTCTCAGCAGGAACTAACGTAATCTACGCAAACGGTCCTTCAGGAACTGTTCCAACTGCATCATCAGCAATTCTCCCAGTAGACACAATGACAGTTGCAGATATCCGCAACGCTGTTGTATCACTACGCACAAACAAGGCATTGCCTCGTATGGGTGAACTATATGCTGCATACCTACACCCACGTCAGTCAGCCGATCTTCGTGCTGAAACTGGTACAGGTGGATTCCAGGAGCTAACAAAGTACGTTGAGCGTACACCGTTCGTTGCTGGTGCAGTAGGCGTTATCGAAGGCGCTTTCATCGTTGAGACACCACGTGTCCTTAACGGTCTAAAGTTGGCTTCAGGTATTGCTACAAGCACTACTATCACTAACAGTGCTTTGACATCAAACGTTGCAACAATTACTACAGCAGTTGCTCACGGTCTTGGCGTAGGCCAGGTCGTAACAGTTGCTTGCGTAACTGCAACAACACTTAACGGTACATTTACAA